GACATTTTTCCATCTCTGGGGATGGGGACGAGAACCTCCCGTTGTCTGAAATGTCTCGAGAGATAAACATTTGAATAGTAACTCGTACATCTTCCGACAACAAACTTCACCAGATATATGCTGACTCTCGCTATTCTTAACAAAATGCCCGACAATAGCATAATTGGGATCATAGAAGTATTTCTTTTTAAACCGCTTTATAACAGGAAGTTCCTTTAACCCGAAACCGTGTTGCAAAACATCAACTTGATCTAACTCCTTCAATCTCGATGCCAAATGGTGATATGCACGGAATAATGCTACTCTATGATCCCCATTCAAAGAAAGAATGGTCAACGTTTCATTCCGACAATCTCGAAGCCAACTTATGTTATCCATCTCTGCAAAAGCACAATAATCCCTTCGAAGTAACATCAATGATATGGTGAATAAAGGAATAACTGACTGCCCACGGAAAAACACATACAATGAACCGTATAAGCCAACAAAATAGCAGCTGTTTGATACTGACGGCAAACAAGATAATATGCAATTCAAAATGCCATTCATACGGAGCATCACAAAATCCAAACCGTAAAGTATCACGCACAATGGTCCATAAGCAACAACTGACGGACAAATAGCGACGATAAACTTACTAGCTAATCCGAAAACACCCATCCTTAAGGGGAACAAATTGAAATACAAAGCTTCATACCATGAAATCGTAATCATGTCCTTGCAAGTCCCAGATCTCCCCATATGGAGCCCAAAAAACGAAACAACATCCTCAAACCACACAGCATCCAACTCCGCAAACCAAAATGTCTGGAAAAATTCAATCCTCCGTGTCAAAAAATGTGGTTTGTAAACTACCTCAAAATGAGGCGCTCCCAAAACCGCCACAACCCGGCGATTTCGAGAGACTTCTGGGCAAAAACCCCGGTGCTTAAGCACGCTCACATCTCGACTTTCACAACTCGAAAGGGAGACACATTTGCTCGATGAAACTGAGCTCTTCATCACACTCTTCTCATTAATGTACGCAGGGAACCCCGTTATCTTGGAGATTTGCGAATCATTAAGGAATAATGTGGGCCTAGGGCTGGTGGCATTAATTCTTCTGCCAGCACTAGT